ACATTAAGGAGATCTCTGGAGTATCAGACTCATTAATGGGCTTCGATTCAGCAGAAGTGTCTGGTGTAGCGATCCAAGCTAAGCAAGCACGAGGTCAGGTACAGATCCAAGTACCCCTCGACAACTTAGCGAGAACGCGTCAGATCCTGGCACTGAAAATACTTGATCTGCTACAAGCTTACTATACTGAGGAACGGGTCATCCAGATCACCGACTTTCAGAAGCCTGAAAATCCTCGCGAAGAGATGACGATTAACCAACGCCAGCCAGATGGTAAGATGTTCAATGACATTACTGCCGGAGAGTACGACGTTGCCATTACTACGCAGCCATCGAGAGATACATATAACGACTCGCAGTTCGCTGAGGCTATTAGTCTTCGTACCGCAGGTGTAGCTGTCCCAGATGACGCTATCATATCCTACTCACATCTAGCTCAGAAAGACGAGTTGGCGAAACGGGTACGTGACATGATGGGTCAGAGCGAGCCGACTGAAGAACAGATGCAACTCCAACAACAGATCCAGCAGCTTGAGCTGCAGCAGATGCAACTACAAGTCTCTAATCTGGAAGCGGATGCGCAGAATAAACAGTCGCAAACTCAACTGAATATGGCTAAAGCACAAGACATCATAATTGACGATGACTTTGCCGTACAAAAACTCCAAGCTGAGCTACAACAACGTCGCGAAGAGTTGCTAGGTAAGCTAGAGATCGCCCGGATGCAAGAAGCATCCCACGCCCGAAATAACACCAACAACCCCCACCGATAAATATGAGCGAAGAAACCGAAACACATAGCCCTGAAGAACTAGGTAATATTGTAGATGCGCCGGTCGTCGAAGAGCCCGAGGTCGTAGCCGAGGAAGAACCTAAAGCTGAGGTAGAAGAACCTAAAGCTGAGGTAGAAGAACCCAAAGCTGAGGAAGAGCCCAAAGCTGAGGTAGAAGAACCCGCACCTATCCAGATCCCTAAACAGCGTTTGGATGCTGAGATAGCACGGCGAAAGCAGTTAGAAGATCAGCTGGCAAGGCTACAGGAGGATAAACCCGAGCTACCTGCAGTTGAGGAGCCTGAGAAATATGACTTCGATGCTAAAGAGTCCGAGTATCAGCAGGCTATATATGCTGGTGAGAGTGACAAAGCCTCAGCCCTACGGAAAGAAACTCGTGAAGCTGAGATGAAGCAGATCCGCTATGAGGCGCAACAGTATGCAAATGCGAGCACCACCCAAGCACAAGAAGAAGCAGCATTTGCCACCACCGTTTCGGACTTACAAACACAATATCCTATATTCGACCCCACTGCAGAAGGATATGACAAAACACTAACCGAGTTGGCGTTAAACGTACGCGACCGCTTCATTGCATCAGGCCAGAATGCTGCGTCTGCATTGTCGGAAGCGGTTGAGCTGACGTTGGCGCGCCATCGTCCAGAGATCTTAACCCCACTAACGGTGGTGCCACCTACTACATCCGCGCAGGTAGCGAAGAAAGTTTCGGCAGCTAACCGCCAACCTCCCACTATGCCGGGAGATAGTAGCTCATCCCGAGGCGAGGCGGCTATAGACATTAACACCCTGTCGCAAACAGAGTTTGATGCCTTACCCGAATCGACACTACAGCGCCTTAGAGGTGATATGTTTTGACAACTATATATAAGCAGTGGTAATATAACACCCAGGCTAGGTCTAACCTAGCCTGACTTCGTTTCTCAGTACGATAACTGGGTGTCTTCATCTGACGTAAAACAGATGCACTAGCTTGTACTAGCGTAAAAAGTTCCGAGGATCAGCCTCGATAAAAACAGAGTTATACGAAACATCGGCTCGTAACCGAATAACTTTGATTTTTATTATCTGGAGCTTTATCACAATGGCAAATACTAATTTTGCATTACTAACCGACGAACAAAAAACTGCATGGGGACGTGATTTATGGAAAATCGCACGTAACCATTCTTTCATCAACGAATTCACAGGCCAGGGATCTAACTCCTTAGTCCAAACAATCAGCTCTCTAACAAAAAGCGAAAAAGGCACCCGTGCCGTAGTCACCTTATTGGCTGACTTGACTGGTGATGGTATCATCGGTGATTCTACTTTGGAAGGTAATGAGGAAGCGATCAACGCTTACGAAATGGTCGTACAAATTGACCAATTACGTAACGCTAACAGAATCGCAGGCCGCATGGCTGACCAAGCGTCTATCATCAATTTCCGCGAATCTTCACGAGATGTACTAGCCTACTGGTTAGCAGATCGTATTGACCAATTAGCGTTCTTAACATTATCTGGTGTGGCTTATTCACAAACCACAAATGGCGCAGCGAGACCTTCAGGCAACACATTAAACACTTTAGACTTTGCGACTGACGTAACTAAACCTACGCGTTCATACGCTTGGAATGGTTCAGCGCTATCAGCAGCAACATTTGCTACTGTAGCAGCAGCAGCTACACCATCTACTGCAGGCACAGGTAAAGCCTCATATAAGATGATCGTGGAAGCTCGCGCTATTGCCAAAGACAACTACTTACGTGGTGTTAAAGGTTCTGCAGGTCAGGAAATGTATCACATGTTCTTAACTCCGCAAGCAATGGCTGAGTTGAAACTTGATGCTGACTTCCTAGCTAACGTCCGTAATGCTGGCGTTCGTGGTGGTACTAACCCATTATTTGCAGGTAGCGCAAGTTACTTAGTGGATGGTGTGATGGTTCACGAATTCCGTCATGTCTACAGCAAAGCTGGTAAAGCCCGTGCGTTATTCTGTGGAGCTCAAGCAATGGCTATGGCTGACATCGGCGCGCCAATGTGGGTCGAAGACAACTATGACTATGAGAACCAATCAGGTGTTTCAATATCAAAAATCTTCGGTATGAAGAAAGCTGTATTTGGTCAGTTAGGCGGTTCAACGCTGACTGATCACGGCGTTATGACTATTGATCTGTCTGAGTAAAACCCCTTCTACTATAGCAGCTCTCGGGTGGGAGGGCTGCTCGTAGGAAACCTCGCTCCCCTTTCGGGGGGAGCACCCTATATTATAGGAACATTATGGCTACAATAACAGCCCAGAATATTATAGATCGTGTGCAGATCATCCTTCAAGATGACAGCGCCGTTCGTTGGACGGAGCCCGAGTTGTTAGGATGGCTCAACGATGCTCAGCGTGAGGTCGTGCTACTAAAACCCGATTCATACACAACTAGCGCTACGTTTAATTTAGCCGCTGGTACTAAGCAGTCGTTACCCGCATTAGGCATCACACTAGTCGATATTACTAATAACGTCACATCAGCTGGCGTAGCAGTATCTGACGTAGTACGTGAAGTGGCCCGTGAGATCTTAGATGCTCAGATACCGGGTTGGCATAGCATAACTAAGACAATTTATGCGAAGTTCTACACATTCGATCCACGCAACCCTAAACAGTTTTTTGTCTATCCCCCTAATACTGGGGCTGGCTATGTAGACTTAGTATATGCCTCTGCGCCAGCAGCATTGACAGCAAATACCCAGACTATTAAGTTAGATGATATCTATGCCAATGCTATCTTCGACTATATCCTATATAGGGCATATTCTAAGGACGCAGAGTACGCGGCTAATACTCAGCGCGCTGCAGCATCATACAAATCATTCATGCAGTCATTAGGCCTAAAAGAACAGGCAGAAATGCGTTCCGAGCCGCAATCGGCAATGAAACCACACTAAGGTAATTTCTCATGGCTGACACTTCGTTCAGTACGATAACCGCACGTATTCAGGGAGAAATCCCTGATTGCCCTGACTTCTTCATAGAGAGCCGTTTTAAAGAAGTGGCATTTACTTTCTTTAAGGACACCCTAGCTTGGCGCGTGGATTTAGATCCTACAGCTTTGATAAAAAAGACGTCTACCTATGAAATCGAAGTGCCTTCGAAAACCGCAGTAGCTGAGATATTATCAATCGTTAATGTTGATAAGGAATTGATCCCTTCGACAGAGGCGCAATTGTTGGTTAAGGATGCTGAATGGCGTTCCACTACAGGTGATCCAACACACTACGTCCAACTATCTCCAGATACATTCACGGTATACCCGCAACCTGCAGCAACAGTAAAGCAGGCCTTGCAGATTAGGGTGGCAATCTACCCTACCCTAGACGCTACGAAAATAGACTCCGTTATATTTAATGATAACTACCATGCCCTTATTTATGGGACATTGGCAGCTATATTAATGATGATCGGGAAAGCTTGGAGTGACCCTAGTCAAGGGGGAACCTATGCGCAACTCTATGGTCAGGAAGCCCGCGTTGCTTTGGATAAGAATAACAATGGTCGCGTTCGTGCAAAGCGCGTAGTTAGGTACGGAGGTATCTAAGTGAACCCCGAGCTTATGTATAAATGGCTGCGCGGTGATGAAAACGCCATGCAGCTATGCACTATGTTGTGGGACATCTCCCACGTTTGGGACGACCTGATCGACAAGGACTCCCCCGTCAGTGATGAGGACATCAACCAAGCCTTCATCA